GAGGAATGAATGTTGCATTTATTTGCATTTCAACTGTCATGGGATTCTGTATATTTGCAAAGACTGTGGTTTGAGAAGTAAGGGCTGTAGCAGTAGATCCTCCACCTACATAATTGAGTACTATACCTCCAAAATATCCTCCATAAGAGAATACAGTTCGATCTGTTTCTAATCTAAATTTTGTAGTTGTATCATTTGTAATTATTTTTCCACTTTGCAAAGTAGTAATAAAAGTATGAGTAGTATCGCTTATTGTTACAGCTATGTAACAAGTAAGATTTACTATATAACCCGACCCTGCTGCAGTAACACTATCGATATGAATACTGCTTCCATCCGAAGAGGTAGTAACTGTGCAAGTTGCATCTCTACCAGGGAAAACGCTACCGCCTTGTGTAATTGTACAGCCAGTTACTTGAGTATTTGCGGCAGGTGTAGCAGAACTATATTTAGAAGCATTCATACTTCCTAATGTACCATGAGAAAACTGTGCATTATCTCCAGTAGTAATACCTAAAGATCCGAGACGTACTGAGCCTCGCTGCCCGTTTATAATATTCATATCATCGCCAGCTCCAATACCTCGTATTGCTACAATATCATCAGTTATTAGGCCGTGCGCAGAAGCAGTAGTAAAAACAGCAGTATCACCTGAAGTAACTTCAGTGATTTGTATATCTGGTCCTTGATATCCAAGCAACCCCGAAATTTCTGCACGTGCAGTAGGAGTTGCACTTATACCTCTAGTATTAGGCATGGAGATTCGTGCTATTTCTCCTCTAGCTCGGCGCTTATCATAGACTACTGCTCCTGTAACTTCAGTGTTAGCAGACTCTACAATTGAGCCACCATCACCGGTATCTAAGCTGGCTTTAGTACAAAAATAGTTAATACTGTGAACTCCTGAACTATCTTTTGTCACCTCAGCTAGTATAGCATCTTCTATATTATTTACTTTTTGCTCTTGTTGATAAGCTAAAGCTGTTCCTTCAACCTCTGTTACTTCTGTTATTTTGAAAGAAAAATGCCCTGTTACTGATTTAGTATCTTTATACTCGCCCGCGGTATTAGATACAGTATTACCGCCACTACCGCTATAAACGGTAGACTCTACAATAGTTGCTTGTATAATATCATCCACAGAAGAGTTATCATAAGCCTGCTGTACCTTAACCGATTCAAGAATTCCATCAAAACCTTGCGTAGTTGCAATAGTAATTACGGGTTCAGTATAATTACCGGCAAGAACCCAATCACCTGCAACATTATCATCAAAAAAGTAGTCGACCACAGGGTTACCACTACCATTATCTATTAGTCTGAATGCTTGGTCCCAGCCATCAAATTCTGACATTTTATCCGTAACTATCATACCCCTACCAGGATTTATAATATCAACATTTGTTACTTCCCCGCTAGTAATAGTTAGACGTAACGCAGGCTGATCAAGTTGTCCTCTAAGAGAGCTACTTCTTCCATAATGTGCAAAATCTTGTAGATTCTTTTTAACTCCACTGGAATTCTGAATAAATTTTGGGTATACCTCTACCTCCCCGCTAAGACCATTACATAGATTACTACCTGCACTAGTTATCGTAGTTGTTAAAATGCCTCCAGATTGAAAAGTAAGCTGTAGTCGTCCTGATACATTTTCAATTTCTTGCTTGGTAATATTAGCTGAAAAAGAGTTTATATCCTCTGTATTTTGAGCTCCATAGCTATTGCCCACATCATATACTCCTCCACTTGGGTGGCCAAGTGGAGGAATTTGTTGTTCTTTGTACTGAGGACCAGGGTTTAGTTCGGCTTGGTATGTACCCAGTCTAGTAGTACCAAAGTCTGTAATTTGAGCCACGTGAGCTCCATAGGTCCCAAATAAAACATTAAGGTCAATGTATGCAGAGTATACGTAAGCATGCGCTATTCCAGTATTTCCCGTATGTGTTGCAAAACTGCTTGAGTCTAATCTATTATCGTTATGTTTAATGTTTGAGGTGTAAATTTCAGCTGTATTAGATCCTGTAGGGTGTAGCCAAACCATATCTGAATTAAGATCTGTCATTCCTTCTACTGCAAAAAAGTAAAAAGGTAATAAGGTATCAGATCTATAACTACTAAAGTTCATACTTTGTCCAGCTACACTACTAAAAGTAATAACTGCAGGATTAGCTTTAGTTATACTAACAATTGAGGCTCTATTGTTACTTGTAGGAGAAACTCCAGTTATAAAAATAAGAGTATTAAAGTCAATTAGATCTGCGCCTGAATCCTGGGGATCATATATATTTCTCCAATCAATTGTTTGTTGCTTTTGAGGCGTATTATAGCTCAACCCTTCAGACCCTGAAGAAATGCCATAATCTCTAGAAATTTTATCTTCTAGTCTCAATTTGGTATTACTTAATACAGTTTGAACAGTTCCATACTCACTTAAAGACCCTGTTGAAGTTATAGCCAGACTTTCTGTAAGCTTTATCATGTCTCCAGCTGAAAAATCTTCAGTAAATTTAGTATTAGTTCCTGTTACAATATCTGAGTCTATTGCTGCTGAAAATTTAGCAGTACCCGTAAAAGTTAAAACAGTATCATTACTTAAATTTTGAGCACTACTTAATTCTATTAGTTGCACACCAGGAGATACATTAGTAGAATCTTTTACTAGAGTAACTGTACCTACTATCCCTGATCCTGTGACTATCATTCCTTTTTTTATACTTCCTGTATTATTTTTTATTTCGTGAGCACTACTGCTTCCGGGGGAGTTTTGTATTTTTCCAGTACCAGTTAGGTTAGTTAAAGTAGCTAAACCTCTTGTAGAAGATCCTACAGGCATTAAATAGGTAAAATTCATAGGACCCCCCGAATTTTTAAGTGTTGCTTCTACATCTGTTGTTTCTGTGAGAGCTTTCAAAGGATGGGGAGTTGCTAGTTCGGATCCTGCTTTATCGAAATACAGATACGCACTCGTGCTGTTACTCATAGAAGAAAAACTCTCGGTAGTTTCTAAAGTCGTGGCCGGTGCACCAGATTTATATACGTCTCCGTTTGGATGAGTGTACTCATAAGTATTATCCGTTATAATTTTAAAAATACCAGACCCAGTATTAAAATCGGTTGGCGAGTCCAGATTTCCTCCTGAAGGAACTAATCCCCTTCCTAACTGTTTAGTTAGATCTTTTAATACTTTTTGAGTATTAAGACTAGCCCCGAAAATTTTATCTTCTCCTGGAACTTGATAATATGCTTGAATATTTATTGTGTACGTACCTTCTTCATAGCCTCCAGGAACTGAAAGAGTAAAAGTATTGACAGCGCCGCCAACCACTTCTTCATATACATATCCATTTGCATCCGCATTTGCAGAATTTGGAGTAAAATTATGTCTTATTCTATACCCATTTATATTAGACGTGCTACCTCCAACAATATCACCTACCTCGTTTAGTCTTTGAGCTGAATTTGGAGACCATGAAATTATAATAGAGTTTAGATCATCTGCGGGCTCTGCAGTAATGCTTTGTATATTGGGTATAGGAATATTAACGGATGCTTGATCAAAATTACTCCCTCCTGAAGTACCTGCTCCACTAATTTTACCTAACTCTCTAACAACATAGCCAGAAGAGTTATACGCTCTAATTGGATCTTGATAGGAGCTTATAGTTGCTTCTATTTCATCAAATTTTTCTTCTTTATATAGTGCTGCCCCAATAGTAACCATACCTCCTTCATTGTGTGAGATACTAATTAGTTTATACTCTTTGCAAGCAGTTTCATTATATACGTTTCCAGCTTCTTTTGTTATTGTCCATATACATTCAGTTAAGTCAATATTTTTATCATGTTTATCTTCTCTAGGTTCTACTGTTTGAATATATTGAGGACCTTTTTGTGTATAAGAATGTTGAACATCAATATCAAAAGTATCTACTTTTGCATAATTTGCAAGTTGAGTAGATAACATATTTCCTGCATCATCTACTAAATTGTAAATATCAATACTTTCATATGTTTCTTTTTGTTCAAATGTATTAGGGTTTATAGATCCGGGTAAGTCTTCTATTGCTATACCGTCTTTATTTTCAACTATTAAGTCACCTCTTTTAAGAGTTTTTCCATTAATTACTGCTTTGTCTTGCTGTAAAAATATACCTCTTGTAGGAACCTGAATATGAAACTTCCACTTATCATCTCCTTCTACTACAGTGGATAAATCAACGTCTCTATCTAATTGAAATTGTCTCCATCCGTTTGAAAATTTAAGCCTGCCTGCATTTTTAACTTTAGCACCGGCTTGTTGATCTTGTACTTTAATTATGTCACCAATTTGTAAATGAGAAGCATTAACTCCAGTTTCAAAAGTAATTACTTCATTTTCAAGTTTTTCAGAGAGTAAATGATACCTTCCTAATCTCATAGCCTGACCTTTAGAAGTACATCCATAGGCAAGAACTTCCTTAGGTATAACTCTACCTATTTGTAGAATAGCCTCATTATCATCTATAGCTACAACATCTTGAGCGAATTTTTGGGCAGGATCATTCCAAGTTACTAAAACGGAGTTAGCCCTAGCTCGTGTTCCTGTATACTCATATGTAAATGCTCCATTTATAACATTAGCTTGTGTGAATAGAAATACAGGATTTTTTGGTCGGTCTTGTACAGCAGTAATTAATCCATTACTATACATAGCCATAGCTCTAAAAGCAGAACATAAATCTTTTAATAATTTAAATGCTTCAGTTGCTTTAGTTATATAAGTATTAAGAGTAAACCTAGCTTCTAAACCTCCTTGACCGTCTGGCACTAGCTCATCACAATATCGTGCAATTTGATAAAGCTCAAACTTATCTACATCACTTTCACTTATCCATTGTCCTAATCCTATTTCTTTATTTGTAAGTATATCATAGTATATCCATGCTGGATTATTTGTGTATACTTTTTTATAGTTAGGATGGCTACGAGGAAAATTATCATCACCTCTAAGAGACCCATCCCAAGGAGCATAAGGAAGATTGAATAAATTATGTTTAAATGTTATTTCTATGTCGTATCTATTTTCTCCTTCTATAAATATTGCATTATCGTCAAAGTCTCCCTGTGTTCCTAGCTTTTTTATTTCCCAATAATCTGTTTCTATTCCGTCTATAATATCTTTTTGGTTAGTAAATGGATTTATTGTAACGTCTGGGTTATCATTAAAATCAATTGTTATGGTTCTATTATTAGTAGTTCCTGTTACAGAAATACTTTCTATATCGTCTATCTCTATTACATTACCTTTTATTATTCTAGCAACTCTTAGTAGTAAATGTTGAGAGTGGGTTGGTCCAGCAGTAATAGTATGTCTGTCTACCGATTGAATTAGCTTAATGTACGGCAGTTGTCCATTTGTAGACTCTAGGTTAGGCATCCCTGAATGATTGGAAGCCCCGCATTGATAAATATCAATTCCTGTATTTGCAACTGTGTCGCCAATAGAGGTGCTCCAGGTTCCTCTGCGTATCGGACCCGTTACATCTGTAGTAAATCTAAGAATATTCGTAGAAGCTACCGAATAGCTTGGGTATGCTTCTTTTGGATTATGTGCGTCTCTTTCTATTGTTCTGCTGTAAGAAGCAACTCCTTGACCTCCTCTAGCTAAATCCTCTTCTCTTGTGGTGTAGTTAGAAGGAACTTTTACTTTTAAACCTCGTAAATGATACGTTCTTTGTGGAATTCTTTCAAATTCCGCACCTGAAAAAGATAGTCCTGCATATGCGGTCAAAGGATATGTAAATTTATCGTGAATCTGAGATTCTATTGTGCTTAGAATTGCTGTTCCTTCAAACCTAGTTTTTTGTGTGGGATTAGTCGCACCCTCAATATTACTAGCATCTTTTTTATGAGTATTATAATCAGGGTGTTGGTCAGGAGTTATTCTTCTAACCTCTATTAAAAAATCGGTAAAGGGTCTATAAGGTGTTAGATCAATTTCAAACTCTTTTGCAAAAGTGCCTTTAGTTTTTGCTATAATAACTCCATATTTAGACTCCATTACTGAACTATCATACTTTTTATCTAGCTCGAGATAATAGTTGCTACCGTCGGTTTTATCCATCAAACGTGTATCAGCACTATTTCTACTTCCTCCACCCTTCCAATGATTAGGAGTAATTCTATATGAGATCGTATTGTCTAAACGCCCTACAACTAAATTAGGTTGATAATCTGATCCAGGTCTACCGGTTCGAGTGTGTACATATATCGCGAACTCTGCAACAGCTTTTTTTGTTTCAGCTTTATCATTAGCAAAAAATAAACCATTTGGCAATACTATTGTCAACTTTACAGTATCTACTTCTTTTACTTGTACGTCAGTTAGACCCATACTAGTTCCACTATTTCCAACAGCGCCATAGAAACTCGAACTAGATTTGCCCCCTCCAGTAGTGTGCCAATATAATGCTTGTCCAGGGCCTACAACTAGATTAGTTGAAGGATTTTCAAAGTTATCTAGATCCATAGAAGATTGATCTAATAAGCCATGTCTAATATCCCAGTCTCCTTTGAAGTTAGTCGCAGTATTTTGCACTACTTTTGAGGTAACTATTTTTGCTTTTAGATTTGTACTAGTAGCGTATACTTGATGTAGGCTAGGATCTTTTGGTAATATAGTTACAATTGCTTGATTAGTAGGATCAGCGGGATCTGGTATAATATTAGTTATTTCCGCTAAAACATCCCATCTTAAAGTTGCACCATGCCAGCCAGTTACCTGATGAGTAATCCATTTATAAGAATCCCAGGAAGTAGAACCCTTTGCAGGGTTGTCATACTGAAGTCCGCGGCGGTAAGCTTTTTCAAAAGGCCATTCAACAATAGGGTTCGCAAAATAATGCCAAGTTTGGTAGTACTTATTAGAGTCTTTCCAATGATTAGCTTTAACCATTGACCAATGAGATGCCCAGTCTGCTTTATTTTCAAAATATTTAGCAGGATTCTCATAACTAGAATCATCTCGTCTTCTTGTATAATGAGGGTCTACACTTCTACCTACCAAATAAGTTCTATAGTTTTCTATTCCATCTATTGTAGCTGTAAAAAATAAATCGTTTCGATCGCTTTCGTGAGCCCATCCATCCTCACCACGAATAGGAGTTTCCATCCATTTTGTAGTTTCTGCTTCTATCTTGTTATGCGCAGAATATCTACGATATACTACATCTTTATGAAAGTCATATCCCTTATAAAAACCTCCTGAACCATCGCCTGTAAATCCAATTTCAAAACCATTACTAGCCATTGCAAAGCCGGGGTAGTCTTTACCTGCTTTTTCTATCCATAAATATCGTAGCTTAGGCGTTAGGATATCTCCTATTGTTTCTGTAGCGGGGTCACTTATTGTTAATTTTGTTTCTGTATCTATTAACTCTCTTACTGCAACTATAGGAACTTTCACTTGATTAGAGCCTCGCTCACATTTAGCTGTAGTCTCAATCACAGTAGGAATACCTACTGCATTAGTATAGTCTCTACTTGTTAAAGGAGTATTATCTAAATAAATAGATTTTGCACCCTCTACCAAACCCTCGATTGGGCCCACAGATAGTGCATCAAATACCACACCTTTTTGATTAATTACTCTACTCATTTAATAATTCCTCTTTACCCACCATTATTGGTAAGGCTAGCTCCTAGACTGTCCTTGAAATGTTGTTCGAATACTATTTCTTCTGCAGGAAGTACGTGAAATCCTCCATTTATGTTTGCGCCACCAACTGCTAGTTCTCCATATAGAACGGGAACAGGAATACCTTGTTTAGATACTGTTTCGGGACCTGCAAACATTTTTGCTTTTTCTGCTTCCATATCGCCACTTATTGCATCAGTTTCCGGACCAGAAGTAAATAAGCTTATTACACTATTTATCATCAAGCTTAGGCCAATACTACTAAGTATAGCACCCATCCCTCCAATAGCAAATGTTCCAGTAAATGCTGCTCCAAAGCCTGCTGAAATTGAAGCGCCCAGCATGCCTGCCGTTCCAGCAACAGCAGCGGTGGTATAAGCAGCATATGCATAAGGTGCAACAAAAAGAGTTATACCAATAAGAATAGTTTCAAGAGGGTTATCGCCTGCACCATAAGGAATTTCAGTTATAATTAAATCATCTTCCTCTATAGGAAGAAATACATCTTCTGCATCTACTAAAAGTTCCGACCCTTTTACGACTTCCAAACTATTCGTCTTGCTTTGAAGCATATTAACTATATACTCGTCAAATCCAGGGGACTGACAAGATATAAGCTTAAATACTTCTCCAACATTGGATACTGATGTATTCCATTCTTTTCCAAATTTAGAGATTGGTCCGTTTAAATAAACTTTTTGCATCTTATATAACTCTTAATGTACTTTTGCCATTTAGGTAAAAAGTCTCTGCAGGATAGTCTTCCTGATTGATGATGTATAAATGTGTCATTGTCTAGAAAAACCCCGCAATGATTTGGAATCTCATTTGCTATTTGAAAATATATTATATCCCCTTTTTTAGGGGTAGAAACTTCTACGCCTCCCCAAGGCTCAATTAAATCTTCAAAATAGTTAATTCCTTTATCGTAAAACTTTGCTTCAAATTCTAACATAGGTAGTACTATTTTAAAGTTTTCTAAGTAGTAGTCTCGTACTAAAGTCCAGCAATCTGTTTTTCCGAATTCATATACTCTACCTAGTAGCTGAATATTTTTATACTCTGGTGTATACACACATTTTTCTCTTTCTGGTATAGTATAAATGTGGTACGGTACTTGTAGATGATCACTTTGACTTTTATCAAACTCACTAGCTCTACATTTACCGTTTACATGACTATGTACTATTGCGTATATATCTCCTGTTATAGAAGCTTTTACATAGTCTTTTGGATTAATCTTAAAAGTTGAAATAGGATCTTCTGCTACATTTTCGCAAGGAATCCATACCAGCTTTCCTTTTTTATTTAATATTATTCCACACCCTTCTTCAGGGTATTTTGACTCTAAGTATTCTAGTATTTCTTCTTCCATTAATTATACCTTCGTGTTCCTGGAAACCCACCGAAAGGTAAAGGGTTACTAGAGGTTCTATCAGTAGCTATGTATAGGCTTCTTCCTGTTCTACCGTTATTAGGAGTAGCAAAATCTAAGAAAAACTCAGCAGTTGGATCTCCATCTACTCTAGCATACTCTGTACCAGCGGTTGCTACAACGGTAGTATCAGTAATATCTTTTACATCATTATTCAAGATATAAGATAAGGTATTGGCTACGCCTGATCTTATTTCTATTTGCTCTCCTTCGGTTATTATAGTTTCTGGGGAAGGGTAATTAAAAGTAGGTTCTAATACTGATAATACAATATCAGGTATTCTGTAAAATCTAACGCGAGTTTCGGTTTGTGGTACAGTATTAGCTCCTTTATCATACGCTAGTAAAACTGGCTCCAGCTTATAATTATCAGTGGGATCTGCACCTATTCCTGTCAAAGGAGAAACTAATGGACTGTCATCTAGCTTTGAACCAAAAAAGTCGCGTAGTATTAAATTAGCATGAGTAAAGGATACAGTATTTTTTAATCTTATATCTCCAGAGTTACTAGATATATTATATATAGGAACGTAACGGTTTACAGAAAGCTCGCTGTCCATACCAAAAGTAGGGTCTTCATTTTTTAGTCTAAAAAGAGTAGGATCATTTACGTTTGGAAAATAAGCTATAACATATCCAGTTCTATCTGGAATATTTAGCCAGTCATTTTCAGATAACTCTAGATATCTATCTCCCGAGGAGCCCCCAACACTTGCAGAAAGGAAAGGTATAGTTGAAGGGTCAGTAAACTCACCTATCGGTACTTCACTAATTCCTGCTACTGCTTCATACTTTTCTCTCCTAACATTGGGCAGAGAGTCAGTATCATATTGATGAGTAGTAGCTTGAAATCTTAAAGCACAAGAAGTTAAAGCTTTTGCACAAACATCTCCTACTTTCCAGATACTATTTGCTTGTGGTATAGTAAAGTGTTTTTCCGCTTCCTGAGTAATTTTAGATATCTGCCACAAGCCTTCGTTATCTAATATAGCATCGTAAGCATTTCTATTTACGCCTTCAAAAAGTAAAGAATTAGCTTTTATAGTAGAAGTAGTTGATAGAGTAAAAACTAAAACTTCTAAGTTCCCCCCATTTCTATTTATAGTTAGTAAATACTCATCTGTTCTGGATAAACCTCCCGCTAAATTAGATGTATATACAGAATTATTTAATATTCTTCTCAAGCCTGCATTATTTTCATCTTCTATACTAAGAGTCCCTATTATAGATTCATCTGTTATAAAAGAACTTATATCTGCTTGTCTTAATGTGGTGGTAGTTCCATCCCCATTATCTAAAGTTACAGTAGTAGTTCCGAAAGTTTCTGTGGCAAGTACTGTTGTTTTTGGAAAAGGCAAAAGATACGCATACTCATTTCTATTTTTATCGGTATAAGCTTTAAAATCTTTTGACGAGTCATAGTATGACCAAACTCTAACACGCCTCCAAAAAGCGGAGTTATCAGAAGGAAAATGTAAAAAATTTATGCCTTCACTAGAAAGAATATCTGTTAAAGCTTGCCAATAGTCATATCCAGTAACTGTTTCTATAACAGCATTCGCTTTTATACACTGTAAATTTAATGCTTCTGTTTTGTAGTATCTATTTTTTAGTATATCTTGTTCTTCATAAGCTCCTTCTGTTACTTCTATTAAAGGCTCTCCGTCTATGCCTTCTTGAATTTCTGTAAAATGATCTCCTTCTTGAACAATATACTCATCTTGAATATTCATGTAAACAGGAACAGAAGTCGCTACTCCTGTTCCGTATTTATTTTCATTGGTAGTTACATACTGTTTGGAATTCCAAGTACAACCATTTAGTTTATCTTCTGGAGCTAAATATGAAGACGCGCCTTTATAGACGAAAGGACAGAATCCTCCTGAAATAACTCTACCAGGCAGTTTAACCTTATCTAAATCAAAAGCACTACTTAACTCTAAAGAAATTACAATGGGAGTTTTATTTGCAACTCTATCAATTACAAAAGCTTGTTTTGGTAACTGAATTAAAGTATTTTCTATATTAAAATCTGTTGCTTCTGTGCCATCACTATTGAATTTTTCTATATGCCTACTAAACACTGTTCGCCTAACTAATTTTGCATTAATAATGTCTGAGTAAAAATCTGTTCCTGTAGTTGACTCATCTGCAAAGTCTACTACATTAGAAATACTTAAAATAGGTCTGGGAGGAGAAGATTGAACTTCGAAAGAAAGATCTTCCATTTGCATAGGAATCGCTCTATATACTCTATCTCCTATAGTAATATTAGTTGAATCCGTATCATTGTAAGGAGTTAAAAAATACTTTACTCCATTTCTTAAACGTATCTCAAATAATATAATAAGCTTTTTTACAGCTAATTTTTGAGTATTTAGTATGGCATTATCATGATTTTCCATACTTAGGCCTCATACACTCTTCTAAAACTTGCGTTTACAGTATAAAAATCATCATACGAATAAACTGTAGACCAGCTTCCACAAACGACTTTAATTATTCTTTCTGTAGTACTTTCTGTACCAGGTGTTCCATCTCCTCCATAAGGAATAGTAAGCTCAAAAGACTCAACTCCTGCTTTACTTTCGAAAAAAGAAGTTATTGCATCTGCCTCTGCTTTTTCTCTATCTTGGAAGTTTACATTCAAGGCTTGATTTAAACTATTTATTCCATTTTCTACTCTTTGTTCGTACCCGTCTCCAAATTTTGCTACTAAAACATTTGGTTGATTATTTACTGTCAATCCTTTATCTGGAATTCGTTGAGTACCATTTAAATCTGTGAATCCTATAGCCATTATCTTGCTCCATATGGGCTGAGTATGCCACCAGGTCGTTTTTGTTTTATTAATTCTTTTTGAACTGCGGCAGCTAGTGCTTTACCTACTTCTTTCTGTTGAGAAACACTAGAGCCGGTTCCTCCAGCGGATGTATTACCCTCGGAAGAAACATTAATTACTATATTATTTTGGTCTCCACCACCGCCTTTCATTTCTACGGGAATCTTGTTACCATTCGGTAGTGGTACAACTGCTTCAGTGCCATGAAGTATAGCAGGATAGCCTGCTTGACGCCCTTTTGCGATTCCGCCTTCAGAGTACATACCTGGCATCTTACCGTTTCGGTAGCCTGGAATACGCTCTGTCATTCCACCATATCTTTGAAATAAGGGGGTTGGTTGATTCATTGCAGGACTCATTATTGCACCAGTTTGAGAATCTATTACTGCATTAGCGGGAGCTCCACTAGTAAACAAACCTCCTATGCCTGTAAGAATTTGAGCAGCAAGTTGGTTTGCAGCAATTTGAGCCATAGAAGCAAGTACATTTTTTGCAAAATCTTTCATTGCTTCTGAAGCTGATTTACTTCCGTCTATCATTGCTAGGAAAGCATTACCTAGTGCACCTTCTAATGCATCTGCGGTTTGTAAGCCAAACTGTAGCATAAGATTGCCTTCGTCTTTTAATTTTTGAATTGCTATGTCTTGCAGCTCTATTGACTGTCGTTTAAGTTTTATTTGGTGTTTTGCATCCTCTATTTGTTGTTTACCAAGACTTCCACTATCTATTTGACCCTGTAAAGTTGCTATATTTTCTTGCGTTCTAGTTCGCTGTAATTCTGCTTGATCTAAATTAAAGAGTCTTGCGCTTTCTTTTCTTCCACTCGCAAAAAGATTTTGTCCACCTCTTGAACCTCTACCACGCTGTTGCATTTCAGCACCAGTAACTTTTGCTGTAGCATCTTCTAGCGCTCTTCGTTTTTCTACCGCTTCTAATTCTTTTAAAATTGGTAGCATTCTTTGATATAATTCTAATTTCTCTCTTTCTTGTTCATTCAACGTTTCTCCTGCTTTAGTGCTTGCTTCAATAGCACTATTAACAGAGGCTATTGAAGTTGCATACTTACTTTGCGCAAATAAAGTTTTGTTTATACTTGTTAATTGCTTGTCAGCCTCTGTGTTTAATCTTTGAACTTGACCAATTCTTACCAGGTCTGCTGCTGCTAAAGCTCTCTTACTTGCTATACTTTCTATTTGATTGTCAGTTAACGCGGTTTCAGAAGCAAGTAATTCATTTAATTCTTTATCGTAAGCAGCTACGTGAGTACTTGCGTTTCTCATCGCATCAGTTATGCCTTTTTGCTCATCTATTAGTTGGGCTGTTACACTTGCTGGATCAGCACCCATCGAGGCTACTAGACCCCGCCCGTATAAAGCATCAGCATCCCGCTCGGCTCGGCCTTCCTGTACCTTTGTCAAAAGCTCTTTATATTCTGCTTGAAGCCTTAGAAACTCTCCGTGCATTGTGTCTTTTGGATTAAGTGCACCGGCGTTTTGCAGTCTGTATAGTTCTTTCATGACTAATCCGAGGCCACTTTCGTTTGGGGCAAGATCTCTTTGAGCTGCAAGAAATCTATTTCGGCCTTTGTTAAAATCTTTTATTTCACTTGAGCCAGGTGTTTCAGCTCTTAAACCTAGACGAACATCGGACTCTGAAAGAGAGGACAAACGATTTCCTACAGCTCCGGCTGCCGAAGTTCCTCTATCTCTGCCTAGTACTCCTTGTATTATATTAAAATTAGCAAATTCTTGAGATAAACTTTTTACTTTGTCTTTAAGAAGCTCCATTTTTCTAGCTTGAATATCTAGAGTTGAGGTTAGCTTATCTCCCGCCATTTTTGACTTTATAAAATTAAATGCCATTAGTCCGAAAGAAACAGCCATGGCAGCGATTCCTAACATATTCATTGCTCTACCTAACATGGAAAAAGCTGCCGCACCTTTTTGACCTATACTTGCAAACGCTAGCTGAGCATCTGTTTTAAGTTTCGCAAACTTTAAAGATCCTTTTTGCTGCATTGAGGTTACACTAGCGGTGACTTTTCCCATTCCTATTTTATTTTCAAAAACTAAGTCGTCTATATTTGATATCATTCCATCTAGGGCTTTATCAGATATGTCGCTTGCATCTCCATACATTTTTTGTAGTTGAGATTTCATCTTACCTAAAGCAGCATTTCCTATTGGACCATCTCCTTCTGCTATTTTAAATACTCCTCCAGTTATACCTACATTTTTCATGCTTCCTTGTAGCTGGGATCTAGCTGCCTGCCCCATTGCAGCGGCTGCTTCTGGGTCTGCAAGACCAGCAGCTAAGGCTCTATTTGCTGCAAGTGACTGAGCTTGTAGAGCCCCAAGATCTTTTACTCCTTCCTTCGCAACTTTTTTTAAATTATCGCCAAAAGCTGCAACACCTGGAATGGCTGCAGTTAGTATTCCTTTCGAGAAAAAAGCGAACGCACCCCCAACTAAAATAGGGAAATCTGTTAAAACTTTTGCAAGAGGACCTGCTACTGCAGCTGTAAATTCTTGTATTTGAATAATTATATCATCAAAAGCTTTTCCTAATTGATTAAAAGGATTAACTGTTAATCCTACTGCTGCTTCTATTTTTCCAAACTTTTCTTCTGCTTGCGCTAGAACATCATTTGTTACCGCTTGAGTTCTTTCAAAAGCACTTAGCTCATTTTTATGTTTTCCTATTTTATCTGCATAATCACCTGTAGCTTTGTCAAGTCGAAGTATAATACCTAATTCATCTAGTAGTTCTGGTTCTGCTTTTGTTGTGCCGCGTACTAAACGATTAAATGCATCTGTAACATCTCTACCAAGAATTGCTGCAGTTTGCTTTGCGGCAGTACCTAATCTTGTAAGTTGCTCTGGTGATAGTCCAGAGGCTATACCAATCGCAGCTGCTTGAGAAGCCTCTTGAAAACCTATTTGAGCGTCTGTAGCTGCAATAATATCTTTAGCTAAAGCTCTCATTGCAGTACCTGTTGTGGCTGCAAAAGCTTCCTGGCCTCTTTGTAGAGTAACAATATCACCTGCGCGCTTTAAAAAGTTAAACGCGGCAGATACGGCAAAGAGCTGTGCAGCAAGAGTTGCATACGCAGGTACTAGTCCACCTGATATACCTTGTGACATCTTTGAAAAGTTTTTAGTAGTATTTGAAGAAGCCTGAGCAGCTCCTTTTAATTGACGATCAGCATTATGGGCACCTTTACCTACTTTGTCCAGATTATCGGCAGCATTCTTTGCTCCGACCCCGACTTTTTTAGTAGTGCCTTTATCATCTACTGTTACATCTATTTTGACTTTATTCTTTGCCATTATAGTTTTACATTATGAGCGTATTGTTTGCCGCTTCCTGCAGAAGACTTTCTCTCTGCTGCTTTTCTCTTTGCTTCTGCTTTGTTAGATCTAAAACTAACCACTAAACTATCATAAATTTTTAAGAATAATAAAACTGCTGGCTGGTTATCTATTTCATATAACTTAAATAAAAATTCTACACTAGAGTAGACTTTACCCATATAACTTCCAGATGTTCCATCCCAATTATCCTCTAAAAGGTTATAAATAAAAAATGCCGACTGAACCTCCTCTGGAAACATTGAGGGGCTCACCGGCATCTTTTCAGGATCAGGTTCTTGGTTTTGTAGCTCACATATACGCAAGTACTTCTCTACGTCTATATTTGCATCCTGTTGGGCTACAGAACGCTCAAGTAGATCTGTAATGCGCTCTACCTGCGCGTAGTAAAATTTTCCAAATCTCCTACTGTCTCAGATACCCAAGTATCAAAGCCATTGGAATTTTTCATCAATGTCTCTGCATTATCTTGAGTATAAGGAAGCACATCATCAGGGTCAAAACTAGATACATCCACCAAAAGAAGCTCTTCTAGGTAAGAATATTTAAAGCCTGCCCATCCTTTTATTACTGCCTTACAGTACTCTTCTAAAAACTTTTCGTCATTCAGCTCTTCTTCAGGCTGATGTGTTTTTTTATTGAACTTTGTTGTTACACACTTCTTGCGTAACTTTAGAAGCTCTTCTCTGCCTAAGTAGCAGAGATCTATATTTAGACCTTTATACCCTGGAAAATCAAGTGTAACTGTTTTACTTGGGGTAATTAATGTTGCTAACGATACTGGAGTGTCACTCATATTTGGACCTTTATTTAAGTTGTAGTTAATAATTTAATACTAGATAGTATATTTTAAATTGAGGAAAATGTCAAGAACTTTTTTTGCGATGTAAAAAAGGGGCCGAAGCCCCTTTTTAAGTTACTAAATATTATAAACCTGCCATTACTACAAATAGTTCATTAGTACCAGTTAATGAATTTGTAGCTGTTGCATCTGCACTGAGAGCAAATGCTGCTGTAGTTGTGGCGATAGTATGAGTTGCATTACTTGCTAATGCTGTGAAACCTATATCAAAACTAACCACATCCCCAATATTATGAGTAGGAATATCTAAGTGTGCTGCTGGCATAACAAACATACACCCAGGAGCGTTTGGTAGATTTGTAGCATTTTTGCCACCTAAATACACACGTAACTCAAAAATATTTGTATCATCATACACACTTGCTTCTTGTAAATCTTCAAAAAGATCCATACTACGATCTGCAGTATTATCTGCATAACAAGTTAAATTACCTGAAACAGTTCTTGATCCTGTAATATGACCAAGAGGCTGATTTACTGTTTGCATCATAGAAGGAGTAACATATGAAATATTATTACTAACTGTAATACTTCCACCCGTTAAAGTAAGAGTATAGGCAGCAGAATAATTAGTGTTTGGATCATGACTATTAGCAATAGTTACTTCACTTAACCTATTTTGAATAAAGTTACTAGTAGAAGTATTTCCTTCTGTAATTGTCTTAGATCCAGGAGTAATTACATTAGCAGCACTAATATTATCAAACCAACCTGCTGTGCTGCTAGAGTTTGCATCTCTAGCTCCATCATTTACTTCATAGATTTTCTTGGCGAAGCCGCTCCAGCTACAAGTAGCAATGCCATCAATATCAAAATCAATAGTTACTTCGTTTACAACTGCTTCATCCAAATGATAAATTATATTTTTATCATCGCCTACACCACTTCCATCGCCTGCTAAGGCAAATAATAAATCAAATTTACCGAGCTGTAGTTTGTTTGAGCTATCAAAATCTAAAACACCATCTGTAGTACCAAAACTCCAGGCAGTTAAAGCTTTATCCGCAGAAGCTGAAGGCATTGTAGCTGTGCCTAAGTCACCTGCTAATGCTGCCCAAAGAAACTCTTCAACTGCTCCATGAGTTGCAGTATCATCTCGATCCCCATTAGTATAAGTACCATTTGCACTAGCTGATTTTGTAGGTCTTAAGTAAGTTTGAAAAGACCACTCTGCAGGAGCAAGAGACTCTGCAAAAGCAGCCGAACCCCTGCGCTGAGTAGTACCATCAGGACTTGCTTCATTTAATGTTATTGTAGCATTATTTATTGCTTGAGAAAATGAAATACCTTCTAAAGTTGGAATTTCATACCCCATATCTACATCTTTTTTCGCAACGTAGACTTTTATGTCTCGTTGTAGAAATATAGTGTCACTTGCACTTGCTGTCATAGTTTTTCTCCTATGTTTCTTGAAAGAACTAAGCGTGAACGTTTGTTCGTACTAGTTGTTTCTAGTATCGTACCTCAATTAGCATTTCCCCAACGCCTAAAGGTTCGAGTACACCCTCGTCAGTATCAATACTCACGATTGTGATAGTTTGGGTGGCCTGGGTATTTCCCTGCCTATCCGTATATGTTAAACTTGAATTCGCTTCTAAAACCGTTTCTACATCTTCCAAAAGTTTATCTAATGCATCGACTGCATCTTCTTCATTTACATAACAACGAACTGTTACTGAAAGAAAGCGATCTTTATATCCGCCCCCTTGATAACTTCTTGTTTCTTGTCCTGCATTTAAATGTACCGCAGGAAAGTCATCTACTTCATCCCAAAACTTTAAACGTGGACTTACATTGTTATTTACATTTGTAAGAAATGCACCCGTTCCGTTTATTGTTTTAAGTTGAGTTACAAGAGCATTTACAATACTTTGACGTCTAGTTGTATATGTTCTTGACATTAAACTCTCCTAGTAAAAAATCTGCCTAAAGCTGTTTGTGCTGCGATTTCTCTTATTGAGGCATCTATTAATTTTCTTGGGTCTCTATCGCTATTTGCCCATTGAGAACTACCGCTAGTTATTTCATATTGCTCGTAGTTATCTCTATCATAGGTATAGCCTATACTTGGAAACCCTTTTGGCGTTTGAGCAATCTCTGTTACTTTTACGCTATTTGCAAATCTACCTGTTTGATCTTGTAATGCAGGAGGAATCATGTTTCTTCTTACAGTTTCTGGAAGCTTATCATTTAATATGCCTAATAACTCTAAAGGCATTGAAGATACTCCTCTTTTAGCTGACTTTTTAAAACTTTTTTGTCGTATTTTTGTGTTATCTTTTGCTTCGTTAATTACTGTTGCATTTGTAGTTATTTTTTTACTTTCTACTCTTTTACCTGAACTATAATTAATTTTAGCAGGTAATCTTCTCGTAACTTTTGCTCCTTTTGGGAGATTTTTCATAAACTCATTTACAATAGTTTTTTCTATAATTTCAAATCTAGAGTCTGATCCCCCTAACTTTAAGTAGGCTTCTGCTCCAAGAGCGTCTATTGCATCTTGAAGGTACTTTAAAAATATAGATTCTCCAGCTTCTCCTTTTGCTACTGTGTCTGCATTATCTAGTTTTGATTCAAAACTAACAGAAAGTTCAGTTAGTTCTTTAGAGTCTTTTTTAAGCACTGCTACTAAAAATTCTGCTCCAAATCCTCTTATTAAGTCTGCTAATCCTGGGTCTCCCATTATTTCAGTAGCCTCTGCATACTGAAAAAACATATCTGAAGTTCTTTGCTGTCTTTGAGTAATAACAGCACTTCCTTCATCATGTCCTAAATCTAAAAAACTTTGACCTTTTCCTGTTAGTCCTTTTATATTTGCATCAGGACTTTTTACATTATAGTTGTCTATTACTGTTTGTAAAGCATTATATAAATCACCTTGAGCTTCTTGTTTTACTTTTGTTTTAAATTGACCAAAAACTTCTGCACCTTTTCCTTTCTTTTTAAAAGTAGGAGATAAAACTGCATGAAAAGAAGTTGGAGTTCCCTTACCTCTTATACCTAACTCAATACCAGATAACTTTATTACCTTACCTTTTCTGTTTTTTACACCGCCTACAAAAAGTATTTTATACATTTGTGCAACAAACTTAGGAACTTCATCATCAACTACTGCTTTTAATTCCAAGTATAATGGGTGTTTTAAATTAAAATCTGCTCCTAAACCGCCCGCTTTTACTTTTTTTCCTTTTTTTGTTGTTGTACTATCAAGAGCTATTTTATCTTTTGCTAATCTTGCTTGTATCTCTTTCATGCATTGATCTTTTATATCATCACTATCAAGCTTAAATACATGAACTTTTCTATTTGAGTATTGCTCCCTAAATTCTGTTCTATTTTGAATCTGAGGAAGAATATGATTTTCTAAAAAATCTTTTAAGTCCGCCTGGGCCATTAGTAAACTTTGTGCATATCTAAAACTCGTTTTATATGGTCAGGAAAAGCAGGACTATTTCTCATGCTTGTAGTGCTATTTTGAATTGTAGCACCTGCAATAGTTTGCCTTTGCTTCTGCTCATTTTTATGGTAGTAAGTAATTAGGTCTACTACCGCGAGTCTTAAATCTTGTGGTAATGCGGAATACCCTGCTCTATAAATTACTTTTATCGCATTTGGTCCAGTTTGCCAGTTTTGGTATGCTGAGCCACTCATTCGGTATAAACAATCAGTAGTTGCATCAAGTACATAATCTGTATTTACAGTTAGTGTAGTATATGATGCAGTTGGAGAAGTTCTTTCCTGAACACTGGTAACTGTATTTACAGGACTTTCTGTTAACTCTACTAAATGAGTATTAAAATTCTTTGTAATAAACTCTGTCTTATCAGCAGAGTAGTAATCTAAAAAACTAACCCCACAATAAGTTTTTACTAATTGACTCACAGAATCAATAAGTTCTTCTAATTTGCTATCATCACTAGACGATG